TAACATGGAATTATTAAACAACCTTATTCATGAGTTGGACGATGGGTATTTGGTATTAATTATGACAATTGGTATCATTGCTTATTTAATTAAAAACTCAGGAGTTCAAGTAAAATTATATGAATTCAAAGATAAGGTCAAGGCTAAATATAAAAAGGAATTAAGAAATTTTATTCGCGCTCAAATGGACATGGTTGTCATAACTTCCGTTAATAAAGCAACAGATATAATTGATAACATGGAGTCGCCTTGCAAAGGGCAACTCTGTGGAGTCAATCCTTTAGACCAACAACTTGGGATATATGAAGCGAGACTAAAAGTCACAGTCAAAACTTATTTAACAGATGCCATATATATTTGTCTATATGAAAATGGTTTTGGCCATATGTCCGAAACTGAAAGGGATATATATTATAGAGCAACATCACTTCATTTAAGATTGGAAGTTGACACCGCTATGAATGTATATAAAAGAAATTATAGAGATATAATGCAAAGCGAAGAATTAAGATTTTCAGTTGATCAAGCATATAATATGTACAAAGATATAGTGCAAAAGTTTTTAAGATTGAAAGAATTGGAAAAGGCAGAAATCAAACAATATAAAGAAGATCATAAACTATGGTCAAAAATTAAAGGATGGGTTAAATGAATTATTTTAATAACAGAGAGTTTGCCTGTCACTGCGGCTGCGAAACAGAACACTATATCCCTCAGAAATTAATGGATATTTTAAATAATGTAAGAATTCATTTTGGGAAACCCGTTATCATAACAAGTGGTCATAGGTGCGAGACTCATAACAGAAAGATTGGTGGCGTTTCAAACTCTCAACACATTCTTGGAAAAGCGGCAGATATAATGGTACGAGGAGTTTCAGCAGAAGAAGTCCATAAATATATTATATCTCAATGTGGTGAGTCTTATGGAGTTGGCAAATATAAAACTTTCACTCATATAGATATAAGAAAGGAGAAAGCAAGATGGTAACAGAAAACGAATTATTATTTTGGTGGGAAATAACCAGAGCAACTAAAAAAGAAAAGATCAATTTGGACGTTTTAAAATATGGAAAAGTTCAATGGTACGGGAAGATATTAAATGACGAAGTAGTAGTAGTTGACTATGACTTATCACAAACTGGAAAACAAACCCGTTATGTTATTATAGGCGGATCATCCAGAGATAAACAAGAATGGCTCGGAAACTTTAAAGCATATAAAACTATTGATGGAATTCATAATAATTATTATGACACTGGAGTAGAAGTATTAAAAGTGATGGAGAACCTTAGACTAAATGGACCGAAATTAGTATTTATTGGTCATAGTAGAGGCGGAGCCATTGCTCAAGTCGCTGCTCATTTATCAGATTCAAAAGCAATAACATTTGGAAGTCCAAACCCGTTTAAATTTAAAAAGTTAAAAAGTTTAAATTTCGAACATATCTTAATAAGATCAACTGGAGACGGAGTAACCCGATTGCCTTGGAGATGGTTGCCTGGACGTTTCACAAGATATTCAACTACTGAAATTATATTAGGAACTCATAAAGGAATGGAGCACACCCATTATGATATCTTAATTAAAGAGTATTATGAAGGAGAGAAATAATGATAAAATGGATTGATATATTTTTGAGCCTCTTATTGATGGCACTAACGTTATGGTTGTGTAGTGGTTGTATTATTTAACCGGAGGTGATGTTGCCTACTACACTATTGAAGAGCCCTGAGGGGCTCTTTTTTAGCATATTCCTAGGTTTTTTAGGCTCTGGAATGCTACTATTTAGTAGGGGTTGAGGGGCTCTTTTTATGCTCTCGTAGGGTACTATAAAGGGGTAAGCCAAGAAAAAGGCTTTATTTGGAACTTGATCCATATAAGGCTATTTTAAGCCATTAAAGGACATAGACTACTTCTACTATTAAAGACCAATAAAAGGATCATGGTGGCTCTCTGAGAGACCAACATGGTCAAACCAATGCTAATTAAAAGGTATCAAAAACGACATATATTAAAAGCTTGCTTTTCATTCAAGTTGGTCTCTTCCCTTGCAACAATCATTTAAATATATTAATTTTGGCTTGGCTGGTACAGCTAAGACAAAGTGGATATCGCGTAGCGATATCAACTAGCCTGTGATAAATCACATGCTAATTTCTCTTTTAAAATAAAACTATATTCCAATTAAAACAGTTGGACTAAACTATATTCCAAATATAAAACAACTGGATTGGCTGGTACAGCTAAGACAATTTAATATTGGTACAATATTAAATATAATGTACTGGTTGTACCAACCACTACTGTACCCGGCTGAAGCCGTGTCCAAATTAACATTTTTAAAGGTTTTATTGCAATGTTAATAAAATGGGGTCTTGTAGTATATTAAGAGTATTATATTACCTACAAGACCCTAAAAAATTAACATCGTCCATCAAAAACTCCGATAATTTCAAATGTAAAAATATAAATATATTTAAGAACAAAAAGAAGAGCATTTAATATAATTTAATTAACAAATGCTATATATTTAGTATAACCAACTACAAAGGAGCCAACATGGTACAAGAAAATAAAATTAACAATTCATATGCGTTATTAAGTGATGGACATAAATATAAAGTGATGAACGTAACTCTCAGCTATTTGAGTAACGCTGGAGATAACTCATTAACAAAACGTGAATTATCAAGGATCAATCAAGTTATTCATAATTATTTTGAGCCTTCCGCTTGTAAGGCTTTATTAAAAAACAATTTCATTGAGTATAATTTCCAAGAGCAAAACGATGGTAGTGAAAAATATGGTATCTCAGCTCTCAATGATATATTTAATAAAAGACGCTTCAAAATATTGTCCGTCATTAAAAACTATATCACATGGGAACAAAAAGATAGCAAAGTTGCTGATGTTGTGATTGAAGACACAATGCAAATTATAGCTGATAAAAACAATTGGTTGGAATGTAACCTTCTTCCTTATCTTGAAAGTGAAAAGTCAAAAACATTTCTTTTAGAGTATGTCGATCAAGATGGTTGTGTAGAAGTAAGAAAGATCAACGTTACAGAATTGAAAGACATCTTTGCTGAAGAACTCAACGTTATTCGTCAAGCATGGTCAGTTTCAATCTCTAAACGAATCAAAGAGGATAAAAACACTGAAACATTCTTATATAATATTTATTCAGTTGGACTAAATCATATTGCTAAGGTCGCTCACGAACAAACGTATGTGACAAGCAAAGATATAAAAGATGGTATTGAAATGATGAGACCTTTAGTAACTGCTAAATATTTTCAAAATAAAATCAAAAAGAACATATTGGTCAAACTAGCAACAGAAGAAAGATTGATATCAAGCAAGACAATGAGCAAATCACTAAATGGAAAGAGGGTACGAGTATGGCTACAAAAATAAAGATTGATAAGAAAAAACTAAATGCTTTAGTATTTGGAATGGATGAACGAACTGCAAACGAACAAACTCCAACACAAGCGTTATGGTCACTACATAATAAGATTGTTGCTTATAGTAGATGGAATCCAAACCATTGCGAAAACAATTTAATAAAGGAATGGAAAGAACAGGTACACGAACAATAAAAACTCCGAGAATCCATTCAATCATAATATATATATAAGTAGAAACAAAACAACAACACAAACAAAGGAATTAATTATGACATATTTAACAAAATTTAAAATCGGCGACGAATCTTACAACTCATTTAAAGCAATCTCAGAAGTGTACGACGCTTCTGTACCAACCTTAAAAACTTGGCTAAAGAAAGGAATTATTGAAACACACACTATTATTGATGGCTTCGTCAAATTAAAAGATGAGACCTCTACACGCTTTTATTATATTCATGAAGATGGTACCGTTATTTCACAAAGCAAAAGCGATGGTATTTGCAGAGTTTTAACCACATCTATTTCAAACTCTGGATATGTACAAGTTGGTATCAATCCAAGGACAAGAACAGTACACACTCTTATGGCAGAAGCATTTCTTCCATCATATGACAAAACAACTCATGAGATTGATCATATTAACTTTGATCCAACAGACAACTCATTAACAAATCTACAAATCATAACTATTGATGAAAACCGTTCTAAAAAAAGAAACAAATAAGGAGATCACCATGCAAGAATTTAATATTGACCAACAAGAAATTATTAATGCTTTAATTAATATAATGGAAGACAACAACACCAACGAAACTCAAAAGGCTGAAGCCCAATTATATATTAACGACCTTAAAGAAGACCTAGACGAACAATTAATTGCTACATATAATGAACTATTAAATATAAGACTAACCGTCGTCAACCTAGAAAAAGCAGAAAAGGAATTGAAGCGTGCCAGATATTAAGATTGATATGCAACCAACGGATGCAACAGTATTATATATGCAATATATATTTTCCATAGCTGACCAATCGATTGGTATGACATTCGAACAATTTAAATTGAAACTCAAATTTGAAGAGTATTTGAATGACTGAGTACGGCACATTTTATTTGGACAACGTTCTTTTTTATTGGACACAGATTGACCATTTAAACAATTTAAGAATGCAAATATTGGATGATCAATATAACGAACTGTTGATCATTCCTTATTATGGAGTAGACACAGAAACAGTATTAAGACAAACTAATTATTTTAAAGCGTCTGATATTAAAAACAAATTTGAAGAGTATTTGAAATAACCCAACTCTTTTTTTATCGGCATTGATAGCCATTTAATTAAAATATAAAGGAGCATTATATGCCACAAGAAAGAATTGAAGAAATCACAAATATATTAAAATCCATGGACTCATTAAAAGATTGGTACCCACAAACCAATTGGACTGATATTGAAAGAAATTTAACAAACGAATTGACCAAATTAAAGTTTCCACCTACTATAGAAGTAGAAGTAGTTGACAATAACGAACGTAGAGTGTTGGTTATTCCTGATCTTCATTTTCCATTTCAACATAAAAATGCTATAACTTTTCTAAAAGGACTTTATGATAAATATGATTGTAACGAAGTAGTTTGCTTGGGTGATATTTTAGATAACCACTTTCATTCTTTTCATGATTCGGACCCAGATGGTCTTTCTGCAAATGAAGAGTTTGATAAAGCAGTAGAAGGTATAAAAGAACTTGCAACACTATTTCCAAAAGTCAAAGTTTGTGCTGGAAATCATGATAAGATACCAATGAGAAAAGCATTTAAGATGGGTATATCAAAGAAATGGGTAGTGACAATTAAAGACGTTCTACTGGATGCAGGTTGCCCAATTGAAGATTGGGACTTTGCTGAACATTTTATTATTGACGACGTTAAATATGTGCATGGAGTTGCTAGAATGGCAAAGAAAAGAATGATTGACGATGGAAGATCATGCGTGAGCGGACACCGTCATACTCAAACTTATTTGGACTACCACTATAATGACTTTCACACATTATTTGCAATGCAACTTGGAGCATTAATTGACAAAGAGGCGTATGCTTTTGCTTATGCTAACGATTATGTTTGTCCTTATCTCTCTGCTGGAGTAGTATTAAATGATGGAACTCAACCAATTATTGAATTTATGAATCAAAAGGAGCAAAACTAAAATGAAAAAACACACAGTATATAAAACTTATTGTATCCCAACCGGCGAATTTTATTATGGCAAACACTACACTGACAATCCAAATGACTCATATATAGGTAGCGGTTCACTCCTGCACACACGAATTAAAGAATTTGGTCGAGACTCTTTTATTAAGGTGGTGCTTTATATATTTGAATCTGATATCCAATCTAGTGAAGTTGAATTAGCCTTAATTAATAAATATATTGATAACCCCTTATGTATGAACCTTAGTGTTCAAAGTGGTAAGACGCAAGCCAACGCTATTTTTTCAAAAATCCATCGTGAACGACTATCAGCGGCAATTTCAGGAACAACAATAAAAGAAGAACATAAACTATCATTGTCAATAGCACAAAAGAAACGTTTTGAAAACGTTGAAGAACGCAAAAAAATCTCAATGAAACTAAAAGGAAAACCCCAACAAAAAAAGTACTGCCCGCATTGTGACAGATATATAGGTGCTAGCAATTTTAGTAGATGGCATGGTGATAAATGCAAAATGAAAACCAAAAACCTTTGACAATTGATTCAATCATATAATATATATAGTAGTAGAAAGAAAAAGAAACAAAGGAGATCAAGATGAAATTTATATTAATGATAACCCTATTAACTTTAACAGCATGCTCAACTAAAACAACTGAACCTAGTATTAAAGTACACGTTCATGCGACAACAATGGAAGATGGATCAATTATGGTCCACGAAACAATTACAGTAGATGGAAAATTAAAAGTAGACCAAACGGTCAAAGGAAACTAATTATGAAAACACCACTAACAATAAGAGAACATTGGATATTAACTTTAGGTCTTGGCCTAGGAATTTTAACATCGCTTTTTGCGGTACTATAAAGGAGAACAATTATGTGTATGAACCAAATGATGTATATGATGCTAGCAGATAAGATGATAGCATTTAGAAAGAAGATTTATGAAAACGGATTGGAAGTCGCAAAGCAAGATGATCCAATCTTATTTGAAAACCATTTTAATGACGAACTTGACCAGTATGAAATCTTAGACCTTATCGCGGAGTATTTAAATGAAACAAAGAAAGAAATATAATGGTATGAAAACATTCAAACTGCCAGAAGATATAGACTATGAAAATAAAGCAGGCTTCGTATATATAGTAACGAACACTAAAGAAAATAAAGCCTACGTTGGAATGAAACATTTCTGGAGCAAACTAACAGTAGATGGCAAGAAATATAAGAAAACTATAGAAAGCAATTGGTCAGTATATAAAACGTCCAACACATTTCTTAAAAGTGATATCAAAGCAAATCCTGACGACTATATATTTAATATATTATTCGTTTGCAATGACGAACCAACTCTTAAATATATGGAAGCAAAAACAATTCTAGCATTAGGAGCAATGGAAAGTATTTGGTACTATAATGAAAATGTACAAATCACATTAAGAAATAAGATAAAGGATATAGAAACCAGAGTGATAAAACTTGAACCACAGGAGCAATAAAGATGCACTATATTAATAAAGTATTGAATGATAAAAATTTAAAAGCCAGCGAATTTAAAAACGCTTATGAACTAGCCGTTAAAGAAGCAAGACATTTAAAAGATGGTAAGACCATTATAGCATTAGCAAAAAGATATGCCCTAGTTGTATTTAATATAAAGGAGACAAAGAATGGAAAAAAGAAAAATGAACTCACAACAAAAACAGATGCAAGTAGTAGCAATGGCATGGAAGGACAATCCAAGTAACGAATTATTTAAAATGGCAAGGAAACAATTCTTGCCATATATAACTAAAAAGATAGCGTTTGACAATCAGTTTGACCGTCAAGAAATCCTTGCATATTATGACATAGTAGTATTAAGATGCCTCGACAATTATATTGGACTAAATGGAGCACTATTTATGACGTACCTATATTATAGCGTTATTAAGGTCATTCCAAAGTATTTTGAAAAGAAGCCAAAAGATATATTGGTTGATAACTATATATTGGACAATGTACTTGACCTTAACGAAATATATAAAGACTATTAATATAAAGGAGAAAAAGCCCACTAACCATGGGCTAATATATTAATTAACAGGAGCCTACCGATGAGTAAAAAACTAAAAAGCAAAAAGAATTATATGGATCAGTATCAAAAATTAATTGACCATTTTCTATTGCCAGAGAACAAAGACTTTTTTAACTATAAAAGACTGATGTACGAAGCAGGCTACACTGATGTTGGTATAAGACAAATGAATCACCAACACTCTGACCTTAAAGTATTATGGTACCATTTAAAATATATAATTAAAGATACCATTGAACGATCTATATTGGAAGGAAGGAACAATAAAGATGCCTTTGCTATAAGATATATTAATATGATGTTCCAAGTAGATGAAGAGTATTTAACACCTAAAGAGAAAGCTGAATTAGCCAAATTAAGATCTGAAACATATTTGAACGATGCGCAAACAACTGATATAAGAATTGGATATGGTGACGATGAAGAATGATATTAACATCCATCCAAACTATTTTGACGATCCATATAAAGAACTACTAACAACAAAGAAACGAATGATCCATGTATTTGGATCAGCTGGTAGTGGCAAGAGTTGGTCAGTATTTAATATGGTACCATTATGGGCTATGGAAGGAAGGAACGTTCTTGCAGTAAGAAAGGTAGCATCTACCATTGAAACGTCTATATGGTCAGAAACTTTAGCAGCCATATCTTCTATGGGGATAACACAATATTTTAAAATTAACAAATCCAGTAAGATAATAACATGTAGAATAAACGGTAGAGTCATAATGTTCAAAGGATTGGACGATAAAGAAAAGCTGAAATCAATCAGATCACCCAACCCTTATGCTATTGACACCGTTATATGTGAAGAAGCAACTGAACTAACCCCTGAAGATATTGACCAATTATTAATAAGGCAACGCGGTAAGAAAACATTATTTAAGAAACGCATATTTCTTTTATATAACCCAATCGTTAAAAGCCATTGGATATATAACAGGTACTTTAAAAATGTTGATCAAATTAAAACAGGTAACTTTGCAAGATATGAAACTGATAAACTCTTAATAATTAAGACAACATATAAAGACAACACTCACATGGCTGAAGAAGACATTCAAACACTATTGGATCTAAAAGAAACAAGTCCTTTAATGTATGCGGTGTATGCTTTAGGAGCATGGGGTATTCAATCAAAACTGGTATATGAAAAACTATTTGAACTACCAACAGACTTGGATACTAAAGGAATGGTTGCACGAGTTGGTATTGACTATGGCGGTATTGTAGACCCTAACACTTGTACTATATCACTATATGATAGCATTAATAAAAAGATATATGTACTTGACAGTATTGAACATATTGGAATGTCATTTGAGCCCTTTGCAGAGATGGTAGTAGAATTATTAAAGAAATGGAAACTACCAAAGAACCAATTAATTTTAACTGACAGTAGTGATACAAGAGCGGATGAAATCCTAAAACAATATAGGCTTAATATAAAGCACACAATAAAAGGTCCTGGTAGTAAGATGATGCATTTAAAATGGATGCTATCAAGAAAGATATATTATGACCATAACAACACTGTATTAAAAAACGCCTTTGAATCATATTCTTGGAAGAAAAACCGTCATGGAGAGTACACCAATGATACCAACCACGATGGCTCTGACCCATTGGATGCTTTAAG